CCCAGAGCTGCTGAAACGTTGGTGATTGAGTCACCGGCAGCGGCAGCCTGGGGACCGGCCATTTTCAGACCTTCAGACAGGTCCGTCAAGGTTTGCGCTGATCCGTTGGCCGTCGCGGTCAGAATGTCTGCCACGCTTGACATCTTTGAAGATTCAATGCCAAAGACTCGCATATTATTCGCAGCGATTTCTGCCGCCTCCGAAAGCTCCGTTCCCGTTGCTCTTGAGAGGTTCAGCACAGCCGGGATCGCAGCTTCAATCTCCTTCGGGGAGAAGCCCATGCGTCCAAGCGCAGTCATGCCTTCAGCCACCTGTTTCGCTGTAAAACTGGTGGTCCGGCCGAGCCTTTCGGCAACTTCCGTCAGCGATTTGAACTGCTGTTCTGTTGCGCCGGTGACCGCTTTCACCATTCGCATTTCGTCGTCGAAATCAGCAAATGTCTTTGTCGAATATGCCAAAGGAGCCGCTGCCAGCGTTGCCACCGTAACAAGGTTCTTTCCCACGCTTGTCATGGAATTTCCGAAGTTACGGAGCTTCGCCTGGGCTGCTTTCAGTCCTCTTTCGAGTTTGGTCTGGTCGAGCATCAATTCGACAAATGCGCGACCGGCTCTTACGTTTCCGGATGCTCCACTCATACCTTTTCTCCTTTTTGTTTTTTGCACCAAATGTCACGCAGGATTGATAGCGGAGCTTTCCCTGCGTGCTTTTTATTGGTATAGGGATTGAATTCAGAGGCGCTCACCGCTTTGCTCTTTTTCGGATCACGCATGACGTTGACGATCATCGCCATGAGATTTGAGGTCTGCGCCCATTCCAGTTTCCCGCGCCCATCCGCCATTTTCAGCAGCTCACGCAGGGTGAAAGGATCGGGGTTTATTCCGCAGATTCCTGCTGCTTCCCAGATAAGCCGGTCAACCTCTCCAGCTCGGAGACCATTTTGTTTTCGAACTCCCCGTCTGCCATCAGAGCGTCCAGGCGCTTCCGGGCAATCTCCTCGAAACGGCGGGTTGCAGACAGAATTTTCTGGAAGGCGAGCCGTTTCGGAGCCGGGAAAAAATCAATGATTTCATCCAACAGAGCCGTAGTTGCGTGTTCGACGGCATCTCCGGCCATAGCCATTCCGAAATCCTCGTCGGTCACGCCCTTTTGGTCACACTCTGCCTTGCAGACTGCATAAAGGACGTCAACGAGCAGAACCGGATCGCTGGACAACTGTTCCAGAAGTTTCGTATCAGGATTGTTGTTTTTATCCAGCTCGACGATGGCTGTCAGATCAACTCCGCAAAGCGCTCGGACTCTTTTTATTGCGGCCACATTTACAGCCAAAGTCCAGACGCGACCAGTATTATCAGTAAAGGTTTTCATTCGCAATTTTTCCTTTTTCTTGTTGAAATTTTGCATTTTTATGCTATGTTATTACTTGGGTATATGGATAACTAAGAAAGGTTTACAAAACGTATGAGCATGTTGGCTTTAGAATTTGCCATTTTTTGCATTGAGGAGATTGCATTAAAACTGCAAATCCCCGGCAGTGCTGTCTATGACATGCTTTCAAAACGTTCTGATATACTTTCTTCCTATATCATTCCAAGCTATGATGTTTTGCATACCCAGAGCAAGGAATATATAGTTGACGACATTATTGCGTTAATGCGCGAAGAAGGAGTTTTGGCATGATAAAAGTTTATCACGGTTCTTACGTAGAAGTCAAAACTCCCGACATTTCGTTCTCACGCGAAAATGTCGATTTTGGGAAAGGATTTTATGTAACTCCGATCCGGGAGCAAGCAATCAGCTGGGCACTTCGCTGGGTACGCAGAAAGAAAAAATCTGTTCTTAATACCTATGTTTTTTCTGAACATTTGATTGCAGAACTCGGTCTTAAAGTAAAAGATTTTCCTGCATACGATAAGGAATGGCTGCATTTTGTCGCAGACAATCGAAAAGGTATAAATCCTCACGATTACGACGTTGTTTGTGGCGGAGTTGCCAACGACAAGGTGTTTAATACGCTTGAACTGTATTTTGCAAATTTGATTCCGGAAGATGAAGCCCTGAATCGTTTGAAATACGAAAAACCGAATAAACAAATTTGCATTTGCAAGCAAGAACTGATTGATCGTTTGCTTCAATTTGAATCATCAGAGGAGGTTTCTGATGGAAGCAAATAATACCTTACTTCAAATGAAATATACCAGAATTGTCGCGGAGTTTGCCGAACAGGTAAATATTCCAATAGAACAAGCTCTGGATTTCTTTTACCATTCTGTAACCTACCAGGATTTGCGCGAAGGCATAGCTGATCTGCATTGCCGTAGCGACCAGTATATTGTGGATGAACTGAAAAACGAATTCAGTTCATCCAAATAAATGTTACTTCCAGACCGGCGCTCGCGTTGAAGCTGTAGGCTTCGCAGTAACGCTGACGGTCAGAGCCTCTTCCAGCGGCTGTTCCACCGAAAAGCCGGTGATCGAAAAGTCCGCGTCGAGACCATGCTCGTTTCCGTCTGTGATAAACAGTGCAATCGGGGTGTTGGAAAAGTATGCCTCCTGAAACGCAGTAAAGTCTGCATCTTCGGTATCGTACAGAATACCGAATTCCAGGGATGCTTCTTTCAACGTAGCGATAGATGCCTTCCAGCCCTGAGTGGCGCGAGTGGTCACGTCAGCTTCGCCGGATTCCAGGTTAAGTGTGAGGTCTTTGACGTTCTTCACTTCGGTGGAACCGGTCGAACCGGCAGCGCCACGAAGAAGAACAGCATCAAGTCCAAGTACAACTGCCATAGTAATTTCTCCTTGAGGGTTATGGTTTTACAGAATCTTCCCACAGTTTTGGAAGTTGTGGGGCTACCTTTTGAAGCGTCGGCCCCATCAGCGGGCGCTTCGGATATTTCCGGCGACGGTAGATGCCGCCGAATTCGTGTGCGGTCATGGAAATTCCAATGAAACTTTCTGCCGGTCCCACGACAACAGTCATGCGCTGCCTTTCGACGCCAAACAGAATGGAGCGTTTCAAAAGGCCACGCCGGGTGTGTGGTGGTGATCCGGGACTTGAAGAATTCTTTGAACGCGAGACCGCGTTTCGGGCAGATTTCCGTATATAAGCGCCAGCTCTGGAAAGAGGCTTCGGGCTGCTTTTCTTGACCGCATTTTGCACCGCGTTACTGTCGAACTCGATGCGAACATTTGTGCTGGTCACGAGCAGATCTTCTTGAACGTCAGTTCGATGACGCTCGTGAACTGCCCGCGTTCCCGGAGGTGCTCCGGGCTATAGATGGGGTTATAAGCGACGCAGACGCAGGTCGCATTTGCAAGTTTTTTGTTCAGGAATGAAAGACCGAGACCTTCGACCGTCTGCAATAACGTGTCGAGCTCATCTTCACATCCGCGTTTGAGAAAGCCGATCTGGACCTTCAAAAGTTCTTCATGGGCCGCCCGGCTCACAGTTTTGTATTCCGGATTGATCGGGACAACAATGACGCGCATTGTTTCCAAGTCCCGAAGATCAAAAGTCGGAAAATAAAGGACTTCTGCATTATATTCGGCCAGAGCATCGGCAACGGCAACAGCCAAATTTACCACATTGCTCATTTTACCACCGCGATTATGAGGTTACCAATTGCACCGATCATCGCAATAACTGCGGCTGCCAGTGCGGACATGATAGTTTTCTGCATTTCTGCAGCGGGTCGGCAAGGAGGAATGTGGTGCTGTCGATCTTCGAAGTGCATTTTTACCATTCCGCGCAATTCGGCAATATCCAAACGCGCCTGGTTGACTTCATGCCAGAGGTCGAGGTTATCTGGGGTGTCAGGCATTTTCAGCTCCAATCTCTTTGGTGTGAATTCGACGGGTTGAATGATATGCTCCGGACCATCTCCACACCGGCTCTGCGTTCGGAGCTAAAACTTCGTAACGACAGCCGTTGTAAATGATGGTATCTCCTCGTTCCGGATCATTGGGAAGATCGGCAGCCGCAACAAGAAAGTCGCGGCTTTCGATCCGGATTGTCGAACCATACTCGTTTTCGGTCCGAAAAAGCGTCCGGCCCAACGTCGCGGGGATCTCAAAAGATCCTCCGCCCTTCGGTTTGTAGGTGATTATAACCGAAAGACATTCACGACGTTGTTCGTTCAGCCATTCGGACGCGCTTTTCAGCAAGTCCAATTATACGGTGACGTAGGGAGCGTTGAGGAGGACGCGCACCACTTCATCGTTATCAGCGGCGAAAGCAACTGATTTGCCAAGATACTGTTTCCCGGATTGGGTAACAGAAGCCTGCTTGTTCTCGGCATCCCAATAAAGCGGAGTACCGACAGCAATTTCTCCAAAAGCCTTCGGAGCATCAAAAACGCCGACCACCGCCAAAGAGCCGAGGGTTCCAGCTTCAATATCCAAGCGGGCGACACCGACCAAACTTCCCTGAACGATCACATCGCCAGCAGCAACATTCTCAGTGGGACGATAATCGACAGCTTCACCTTTTTGTACGTAACGAGTCATAAATAATC